GGTGAACCGCTTCTTCGCCGGCCGGGTCGATCCGAACGACGTCGCCCAGGCGGTCGCGATTCGCGACGCCACGGGGCCGCGCGTGCTCTTCGCCTACCGGAGCAAGACGGCGCCGGCCGACAGCCCGACGCTGCTCAACGAGATCCTCCTGTACGACTGGCTGCTCGACCGCTGGTCCTTCGTCATGCTCTCCGTGCGCTTCGGCCTCGTCGCGGCCACGCCCGCGGTGTCGATCGACAGCATCCCCGGCTCGCTCGACGATCCCGGTCAGAAGAGCCTCGACGATCCCGCCTATGCGGGCGGCGCCCCGGCGCTCGGCGTGATGACCGCCGACAACCGCCTCGGCCTGCTCACCGGGCCGTCCCTCGAGGCGCTCTTCGAGACGCCCGACGCGATGCTGGCGCGGCCGAATCGGGCCTTCATGCGCGGGGCCCGCCTCGACAGCGACGCCGACGACTGGCGCGCCGCCATCGGCACCCGCGAGAGCCTGGGCAAGTCGGTCCCGGTGCGCTGGCGCGCCGAGACCGGCCCGAACGCCGAGCGCTTCGCCCCCTGCCGGGCTTCGGGGCGCTACCACCGGGCGCGCGTGCGCATCCCGGCCGGCACGGCCTGGTCCTACGCCTCCAGCATCGAGCCCGACGCGACGACGGAGGGCGGCCGATGATCGTCCCGGGCAACGGCGAGAAGGACCTCGCGAAATTCGCGCAGGCCATCCGCGAGATGGCGCAGGGCGGCTCGAACGCGCTGGGCGACGTCACGCTCGCCGCGGACACGATCTCGACCGATGTCGCGGACTCGCGCTGCTCGGAAGGCGCCAAGATCGACCTGTGCCCGCTCTCAGCGGCATCGGCCGACGCGCGGGTCTGGCTCGCAGCAACGCGCCGCGGCGGCTTCACGCTCGGCCACGACGCGGCCGGCACCAACCGGTCCTTCCGGTACGAGGTCCGGCGACCCTGATGCGTCTCCAGGCGATCGACCACACCGACCTCGCGGCAGCGTGGCGGATCGCGGAGCCATGGCTCGCGCGGGCCTGCGCGCGGCCGGGCTGCGACCTCTCGGCACCCGAGCTGCTCGACCTCTGCGCGACAGGCCGCGCCCTCCTCGTCGGCATCTTCGACGGTCCGGACCTGGTCGCGGCTGGCGTCTCGCAGGTCCGGCAGCACGCGGACGGGCGCCTCACCTGCTGGGTGCTCAGCCTCGGCGGGCGCGCAGCGGGCTCCTGGGCCGCCGTCATCGCCCAGATCGAAGCCGGCGCCGCGGCCCGCGGCTGCGAGGCCGTCGAGTTCGTCGGCCGCCCCGGCTGGCGCCGCCTCCTGCCCGATTACGAGGCCGCGCCCGACGCGGTCGGATTCCACTTCACCAAGCGTCTGAGGACGGCACCATGAACGGCGGCACCAAGACGCAGACCACCAACTCGACCCAGACCTCGACGCCGTGGGATCCGGCGCAGCCCGCGCTCCAGCAGATCCTCGCTGGTGCCGGCGCGGCCTACACCGCGAACAACCTCGCCCCGGTCTATTCAGGCCAGCGCGTCGCCGGGCTCGGCTCCGACACGCTCGCCGGCCTCGGCCAGATGAAGAGCGGCGCGGCGGCCGGCGCCGGCACGGCCGCATCCGGCAACGATTGGCTGAACGGCCTCCTCCAGAGCGGCGGGGCCACCGCGGCGACGCAGGGCGCGACCGCGGGCCTCGCCGGCATCAACCCGAACGTCGATACGTCGGGCGTCGCGACCTCGGCCGCGCGCCTGTCCGACCCGAACAGCCTCGCGCGCTCGACCGGCTCCGCCCTGGCGGGTGGCGCCTACAACACCGACACGTCCGGCCTCGCCGGGCTCGCGGGCGATTTCGCCTCGGGCGGCACCCAGACCCAGCGCTCGCTCCAGGATGTCGCCGACGGGAAGTATCTCGGCGGCGCGAACCCCTACCTCGACGACATCATCGGCCGCTCCGCCAACGACGCGGCCTCGAAGGTCTCGCAGCAGTTCGCGGCCTCGGGCCGGTACGGCTCCGGCCGGTTCTCCGGCGCGGTCGCGGACGCCGTCGCGGGCGTCGGTACGCAGGCGCGCTACACCGATTACGAGAACGAGCGCGGGCGCCAGGCCAGCGCGGCCGCGGCGATCGACGCGGCGCGGAACGCGAATGCCTCGACCACGGCCGGCCTCTTCTCGACTCTGTCGGGGATAAACCAGGGCAATGCGGGGCTCGCCACCACGGGCGCGAACCTGTCGCTCACGGCGGATCAGGCCGGCCTCGCGGGCGAGAGCGCGCTGGCGGCCCTGCGCGGCAACAACACCGATCGTGCGCTCGGGCAGGCCGGCACGCTGCTCTCGGCTGCGCAGGGCGACCGCGCTGCCGGCCTTGCTGGAATCGCGGCTCTGCCGACGACACAGGCGGCCCTCCAGCAGCCCGGCCAGACCCTCGCCCAGGTCGGCGCCATCCAGGATGCGGCGCGGCAGGACGAGATCAACGCCGACATGCAGACGTATGACGAGCGCGCAAACGCGGCCTGGAAGCAACTCGGGAACTATGCCGGCCTCGCCACCGCGATCGGCGGCATGGGCGGCACCACCACGGGCACTCAGGTCCAGAAGGTCCCGCAGGCTTCGCTCCTGCAGCAGCTCTTCGGCATGGGCCTCGCCGGCGCCAGCGTCGCCTCGAAGTTCATGGGCGTGCCGTAGGCCATGGCGTCGTCGCCCTCTCCGCTCCCTCCTCCAGCCAGCAGGCCCCCATGTCCCTCGGCTCCCCCTTCGGCTTCGGCCCGCTCCCGCAGGTCTCGCCCGAGGACCTCGCCGCGTTGATGCGGCGCGCGCCGCTCGGGCCGGCCCAGTCCTTCGCGGGCGGCGGCCCCACGGTTGCGATGGACGAGGCCCAGACGCAGCAACTTGAGCGCGGCATGGGGATGACGCCCGGCGCGCCGGCGCCTCGCACGGTGCCGCTGCCGCCCGCCCGGCCGCTCACCTTCGGCGCCATCGATGCGCAGGCGCCGAGCCCTGATATGCCGGCGCCCTCAGCCGTGCCGGCGGCCGGACAGATGCCGACGGCCACCCCCGCCGCCGCGGCTGCGCCTGCGGAGCCCTCGCTCGGCGACCGCATCGGCTCCGGCCTGGACACGTTCCGGAAGAACGGCGGCTTCGACCTGCTCGGGAACATCGGCATCGGCCTGATGTCGACGCACGGCCTCGGTAACGGCCTCGCGGCCGGGCTCAAGCTCGACCAGGACGCGCAGACCAAGCGCGCCGCCACCGATCTCGCGCGGGCAGAGTACGGCCTGAAGGCGCGGAAGCTCGCCCAGGATGCGGCCGGGCAGAACGCCACGAAAACCTATCTGCTCGGCAAGGGCTTCGACGAGAACCTCGCCAACGCCGCGATGGCGAACCCGACGGTGCTGTCGAGCGTGCTCTCCCAGATCAACAAGGATCCCAGCGTCGTCGAGGTGGTGGGCAACAAGTATAGCCTGCGTCCCGGTGAGAAGCCCTCCGACGCGAACCTCCTCGGCCCGGCCAAGGACCCGAACGAGGCCGACCGCTACGTGCTGTCGGACCTGCAGGACGGCTCGAAGATCGCCGTAAACCGCACCGACCCGACCGACGTGAAGATCATCGCGCCCGGGCAGGTCGCGCGGCCGGCAACGGAGGAGGAGCGCCGCGCGTTCGGCGTCGCCCCCGGCACCGCCGTGAAGATGACGGCGAAGGACGGTCCGGTCGCGATCGGCGGCGCCACCACGAACGTGAGCGTCGCCGGCCCTGAAAAGGAACAGGACAAGGTCGTTGGCAAGAGCTACGGCGACCTCCAGGTCGACCTCGCCACGAAGGGCCGGAACGCGGCCTCGACCCTGAACACGCTCTCGCTCATGGAGCAGGCGATGCGCGCGCCCGGGTTCTACTCGGGCGTCGGCGGCGAGGGCGTGAAGCGGGCGAACCAGTTCCTGGGCGCGCTCGGCGTGAAGGACCCGAAGGCGGCGTCCGCTGCCGAAGTCTTCGATGCGCTCTCGAACAAGGTGGTGCTCGACGGCCTCGGCGGCTCGCTCGGCCCGGGCATCTCGAACACCGACCGCGACTATATCGCCCGCACGGCGCCGACTCTGGCGCAGTCCGAGCAGGGCAACCGCGACCTCATCGGCATCGCGCGATCCCTGGCCCAGCGGCAGCAGGCAGTGGCGAAGCTCGCCCGCGATTATGCCGGCGCGCACGGGGGGCGCCTGGACGCGGGCTTCGATCAGCAACTCGAGGACTTCGCGGCGCAGAACCCGCTCTTCCCGCAGGCTCAGGCGGCGTCTAAGGCCTCCGCCCCGCAGGAGCCTCCACAGGGCGCGCCTCCGGGCACCCGCATGGCGCCTGACGGTCGCTTCTACGCGGCCGACCCGACCCGCCCCGGCAAATACCTCTTGGTGCGCTGATGCAGCTCGTCCCCGTCGATCACGACCCGTTTGCCGAGCAGCCGCAGGGCGGCCCGGCACTCGTGCCCGTCGACCACGACCCGTTCGCGGGCGAGGCGCCGCGCGACCTGCCCGCCGCCGGGTTGCCCGGAGATGGCTCGGCCGCGATCGGGCGCGGGCTCATCAACGGCATCCCCGTGGCCGGCCCCTACCTGCTCGGCGGCCTGAACCGGGTTGCCGCGGGCATTCGCTCGCTGAAGAACGACACGAAGTTCTCCGACGAGCTGCGCACCGTCGAGCGCTTTGGTGAGGCAACGGCCAAGGAACATCCCATCGCCTCCACGGTGGGCGAGGTTGGAGGTGGCATCGCCGGCACCGTGCCGCTGGTCGCGGCGGCGCCGGCTGCGTTCGGCGTCGGGCCGGGTTCGCTCCTTGTCCGCTCCGGGGCGGGTTTGGCCTCCGGTGCGGCGCTCGGGGCTGCCGA